TTAACTACCGCTGGAACTTCACTAGATGAAAATGGCAAAGTTGATGAGACTCAGCAAAACGAGCAACCTCAGCAAGCTAATGAAAAGCCAGCCGATCAGCAAGAGGTCGCCAAATTCATCCGCTGGGCTTCCCGCGACATTCCAACTCGCCCATTTAACTTTGAACACCTAGACCACACCTACGCCGAGCGCCTTAATAAATTCATTGAGGAGAAAGATGTAGATGGGGCTATCTGGTTCGCTAATCGCTATCTAGGAAAATGAACAGCGAGATACATGGAGTTGCTTTAAGAATTGGCGCGCAACACGCCTCGGCTATCCGCAAGGGATTTAAGAGCGCCTTCGATTCTGGCGACATCGTTGAGAGATTTTTCCACTCCCACACCAAAGACTCTAAAATCACTAACGATCAAGCAAGACAATGGGCAAAGACCTTTATAACACCCTCTAAAACGGCCTTAATCGCCTCTCTCAGACCTTTATACGCTGACGGCTGGGTATTGGGTCAGGCTACTGGCAAATGGGCGTTAGAACGGGCAAGAGTCCATAAGGCTATTACCGCCGTAAGTGTTGTTGATTGGTCCACTTGGAAGCCCGGCAATAAATCCGCCGCCGCACTCTTACAACCACCGCAAGGACTTCAAAAACTCCTAGATGCTAGAGGCTTAACAATCCAAGGCGTGACCGATACCAAGTTATCAAGAATTGGCACGGTTTTGGGAGATGCTTTAGCGCAAGGCATCACACCTAAAGAAGTTTCAATCTTGGTGGATAAAGTCATTGACGACCCTAATCAGGCTTTGGTTATCGCGCAAACCGAAATGTCAAGAGCGATGGTTCAATCCAACTACGCCCTCTATCAAGAATCCAATGTCCCCATGTTGGAGTATTTAGTCGCAGACCCAGATGATGAGTGTTTAGACAATCTCGCCGCCTCACCAATAGACATTAACGATTCATGGCCTTCCGGCGAGCCTCCAGTCCATCCAAACTGTATGTGCGACATCGCACCCCTTTTCCCCACTGACCAATAGGAGAAACAATGACCGCACCCCTTAATCATGGCACCGTAACGATAGGGACGAGCGCATATCAACTAACCGCACCCGCTGGTTGGAAACGCGCCCTACTCAAAATCTCTAATAACAGCGGTAGCGCAACTATCTATGTTGGAGATGGAACCGTAACAAGTTCTGGCGTCACCCAAGGTTTTCCTATTGCCGCAAATGGCAAGGATATGTTTGAGGTTACGGCGAACACTCCTCTTAATGTCATCGCTTCAGCATCTAGCACATCAATCTCCTACATCTGGACGGCAGGCAACTAATGGACGAACAACTTAACTCCTTCTTCGCTATCACAAAATCAGAGAAGCAAGAAGATGGCTCTCTCATGGTTTACGGCAAGGCTACTGACGATTCAGTAGATATGGATTCGCAGATTTGCGATGACAACTGGCTCAAGACCGCCATGCCTAAGTGGATGGAATGGGGCAACATTCGCGAACAACACTCTGCAATCGCGGCAGGTGTCGCAACCGAATATGAGCAAAAGGCAGATGGGCATTACATCCGCGCTCGTGTTATTGACCCTAACTCTGTTAAGAAAGTTGATGCTGGCGTGCTCAAGGGTTTCTCAATCGGTATTAAGGGCGCTCGCGTTATCAAAGATAACATCGCTAAGAATGGTCGGATTATCGGTGGAGAGATTATCGAGGTTTCACTCGTTGATCGCCCCGCAAATCCCAATGCAAAACTGACTATCGCAAAGGCGCTTAATGGCGATTTAACTGCCGTTGAGGAATACAAAGAATTTAAGGCTCCGCTACCTACTGAAATCTTTAAGCGCGAAGTCTCTGATGAAGAGCGCAAGCGCTTGGCAGATCGTGGCGCAGCTATGCCAGACGGTTCTTACCCAATCGCTAATGTCGCAGACCTCAAGAACGCTATTCAAGCATTTGGTCGCGCAAAGAACCCGTCAGCAGTCAAGAAGCACATTATCCGTCGCGCCCGGGCCCTTAACGCCGTAGATCAACTTCCCGAGGACTGGAACATCACCAAGGCTATTGAGGTCTTAAAGACTATTGACGCTGATGTAACTAAGTTCGATGCTGATACCGCAGAGGTCGCTCGTCGTGCAATTTCACAACTCGTCTCCGATGCCGCAAGTGAAGCATCCGACGACAAAAATGACACTTACTCACTTGAGCAAATTGTTCAAGCCCTTTCCTGTCTCACAAACTGGATTTGGCAACAAGAATTTGAAGAGTGGGTGGAATCCCTACAACAAGGAGAAACAATGGAAACAGATAAGTCGGCATCTGCCGAAGTAGTAAAAGCAGATGAGACGGATGTCCCTCCTGCCGTAGAAGCACCTGCCGAGGAAACACCTGTCGTCGAAGAGACCGCAGAAACCCCCGCAGTTGAAGAGATTTCCGAGGAATCGGAAGAAGCCAAGAGTGCTACCACAGACCTTGAAAAAGAGGTTGCTGATCTGAGAGCCGAAAACGAGTCGGTTAAAGAAAAGGCAGCGAAACTAGAGACTGAGTTAGCAGAGGCGCTGAATAAGGCTGTTGCGGGTGGACCAAAGCGCACCGCGACTGCTCCAAAACCAGAAACACAAAATGACGATCTGTTTAAGGCGTGGGATTACAAGCAAAAAGCCGACGCAGCAACAGACCCATTTACAGCAAAGGGATACCGCGAACTGTCCGAGAAGCATTTCAAGGCTGCCGGTATTACTCCTCTAAACGAACAGGAAACAAATGTCTAAACTCAATCTCCAAGAGGCTTTCGCTGGACAATCCCCAGCCGAAGCAGTTCAATCGTACGAAATCTTTAAGAGTGAAATCAAGAAGTCTATTGCCAACCACTCAACCGATGACCGCATTACTACCTACATCGAAGCAGGTAGCGAGGTCAAGTTCGAGAAGGCTGCTTCAACAGTAGATCAACTCACTTCACTTATGACAAACAAGTCACTCTCACCTGATGCTATGGCTGCGCTTCAAACCGCACTCGCTTCACAGTCTGACTTCATCGGTAAGGAAATCACAACCACCGTTCCACTTTCAAGCGGATTCGTTGCTTATGACCTCCAAGCCCCTGCAAAGGTACTTGTACCTCGCCCAACACCTCTTCGCAACAAGCTCCCTCGCACAAAGGGTGTCGGCGCAACCGCCCGTATTAAGAAGATCAACTCCTACACCAACGCCATTACCTCTGCTCTTGCATTCGTAAACCCTGGTATCGGTGAGGCAACACAGAACAACTTCGCAAATACTGGTTCTGCTAACTCTCTCTGGCTCAATCGTGGACCACAGATCGCTTACAACGCAACAGATAAAGATTTCCCGTATGTCTCGAACTCTCTGTCTGATGCAGTAACCTTCGATGCTCAATACTCTGGCTATGGATACGAAGATTTGCTGGCTCTCTCATCTGAGACTGCTCTCTATTCTTCAATGATTTCTGAAGAGAAGTTGTTCCTCTATGCTCGCGGAACCGCATCGTCCTACCAAGGCGCACTTGGACCTGTCACCGCAGCAACACTTTCACAGCGCACAGCAGTAGCAGGCGAAACCGCACTTGCAGCAACCGCTTACTATGCATGGGTTACTGCTTCATCTGGTATCGGCGAGTCTGTTCCTTTCTATATCGGAACAATCACAACCACATCAGGCAATGTCATTGATGTTAAGATCACACCTGTAGTCGGTGCCGTTCAATACAACATCTACCTCTCTAACACCTCCTCGGTTGCTACAACTGCCTACTTCAAGGGTTCAACACCTGCTGCTTCCGCAACAGTAAACACCTTCGTAATTTCAGGCACAGTTCCATCAACAGGAAATCAGCCAACAGGCGCAACAGACACAACCGCTTCTGCATACAACTATGACGGAATCATGTCTTATGTCCTTGGCTCACAATCTGGTTACAACAACGCGATTAACTCAACTTTCTCGACCGTCACACCTGGTCTTGAATTTATGCAGACACTCGCTCAGATGTACACCAATAACCTCGCTGACCCAGATGAGATTTGGTTCTGTGGCGTAGATCGCTCACAGTTGGCTTATGCCTTCCTTAACTCTTCTAACGGTGCTAACTACCGCGCTAACCTCTTCCAAAATGAAGTGGGTCAAGTCGTTGGCGGTATCACACTCGGCGACATCTTGAACCCAGCAACAGGTAAGTTGGTCTCAACAACCGTTCACCCTTACATCTTGCAGGGAACAGCCCCAATCCTTTCATACACACTTCCTTATGCTGACAGCAATGTTGGAAACATTTGGGAAGTCCGCAATGTTCAGGATTACCTACAACTCTCATGGCCTAAGATTCAATTCTCTAGCGACATCTCAACCTACTGGCGTGGCACATTGTTGTCATACGCTCCGGGTTGGAACGGTGCCGTTTCTGGAATCTTGCCTAAGACGGTTGTCTGATAACTAAATAAGTTGAAGGGGGTGGGGAGACTCGCCCCCTTCTCTATTGAGAGGGCATAATGAAAGTAGCACCAATTTCCACAATGAGGGGATTTGATTTAGAAACCCCGCAAGGCAAGCAATCTTTTAACGCTGGCGCAGATGGTTTGATCGAAGTTAATGACACGCGCCTACTTAAACAATTAAAAGAACAAGGTTTCGTTATAGCTGGGGGAGTTATCTCTTCTGGTGGCTATGCGTGCAAGTGTGGATTTAATTCAGTTTTCAAAAAATGCTCACGATGCGGAGAGATAAATGGCTAATGCTTATTCAGGCACAACAGAGGAGTTCTCTGAGCCATATCTCACTATTCTTGAATATAAAGCCGCGCCAACAGGAATTAGCACTAACAACTTAACAGGTTCTAATCTCGGCGCGAATAACCGACAAGACCCCAATGTTCAAGATGCGGAACTCTACAACACCATTGTTCGCGCTTCTTCATGGATTGACTCGTACTGTAATCAGGTTTTGGCGGCAACAGGTCAAACCGAAAACCTTCGCGCTCGCGTATCAAGAGACGGCACAGTTAAGGTTCACCCCAAGTATTCGCCTATCGTTGCTGTGACATCGTTTAATTATGGAACACCTGGCAACCTTAATTCAGTAGCCGACCTATCTACGACATGGATTGAAGATCAGCAGATCATCGTCCCACTATCAAATCTATCTTTCGCTTCATCTGCTGGACCGCTTCAATTTGGCTGGGGTGGAGTGCCGGGCTCTGAGTTATACATCAATCTTTCTTATGTCGCGGGCTATCCGAATACGACCATTGTCACCGCCGTTCAAGGTCAATCTTCTCTGGTTGTAAA